TCAGCGCCGCGTCGAGCCGCGCCGAGGCGCGCTCCGCCTGGACCGTGGCAGACACGATCTGCTGGATCCCGATCGCGATCGCGCCGCCGGACACCAGCCGCTGCAGCGACAGGTAGCTCTTTTCCACCTGGCCGAAGCCCGCCCCGACCTGCTGCAGGACGCGCGTCAGCTGATCATGCGCCGACAGGGTGAAACTGATGTTTTCAGCCATGGGGAATAGGGTGAATCGTGGACAAAAGCCTCAGCGGTTTACCGGAGTCCTGACCGGAGCGTCCTGCGCCGCCCGGTGCGCGGCAACCGCATCGCGCAACGCGATCAACTGCGAGAGCAGCCAGTCGAGGTCGTCAATGCCGTAGTAAGCAGCCGCAGCCGGTATCACCGCCGGGGCCCAGCCGCCGCAAAACGCCCACACGTCGGAGACGAGCTCGTTCTCCGGCGTGAGCGCGGGCCGGGTCGCGAGCCACTGTTCCCGGCTCAATCCGAGCAGCGCGCCGGCGCCCTCGCCGTTGAGGTCCCACTCGACGCGCTCGATCAGTTTTTTCTTGCCGCCTCCATGCGCTGCCGCCGCTCGTCGAGCTTGTCGGCGATCCCGGCGGTCAGCCGGTCGGAGATGTCGAGACGCAGGTCGAGCAGTTCGGTGAGCGCCGCTTTTGAAAACGCGACCGGATCGTCGCCGGCCTCCGGCATGAAGTGCGAGGCCGTGACCCCGTCCCACCCGGTCACCGCCGCATCCAGAATGGCACGGGACGACCGGGCCCCGACCACCCGCCCCTGGGCGTCGAGGTGGGTCTCGATGGCGACGCGGCAGGTGTAGTTGCTCGGCAGCAGCACCTTGAAACGGGCGCCGAACGCTTCCACCTCCACGCTGCGGGCGGACTCGATCTGGGCCTTGAGCGTTGCGAAGTCCATGGGGCTGTCCTGAGCTTATCGAGGGGATCAGGTCGCGTAGACCGTCGGCCGGCCGTTCATCGCGATGGTCACCGGCGTCGTGACCTTGCCCGGCGCCGTTCCGACAGGCAGCAGCGTGGCGCCGATGTAGCCGTTGAACAGCACCTTCTGCGCGTTGCTGAAGGTAAGGCGCACCGCGCGCTTAACCTTGTTGTCAGACGCGCTCTTCAACGCGATCAGGCCCGCGTCCGCCACGTCCCAGATATTCTCGAAGGTGTAGTTGACCGGGGCCGCCAGGGTCGGGATCTGCGACCGCACCGAGTCGTGGATCGTGGTGGTGTCCTCGTAGTCGTATTCGCCGCCGCTGGCGTTCAGCGTGGTCGCCGTGGCCAGGTTGGTGCCGAAGGTTATCTCCTCGGCCGTGCCGGAGGTGAACGTGTCGTAGCTCGACGTGTTCTCGCCCTCCAGCTCGAAAGTGCCCGCCGCGACGTTCGCCACGCGGAACACCCGATTGTCGAGTTGCGTCATGCCCTGAATGGTGAGCAGCACGAAAGCCCCGTTCGCGAACCCATGCGAGGTCGAGGACGCGACGCCCGGGTTTGCCTTGGTGATCGCCGTGATGGTTTTGGCGGCACCGAGGGCCGATTGAATTGCAACTCCGACCTTGGTCCAGAGGGATACGTTGGGCATGACTTTCTCCTAAAAGAAGTGACTCGTTACTCGTTACCCGTTAGAGAGCGGTGTCCGGCGCGCCGGCCACGGTGAAATAAAGCACTTCAAAATTGAACGCCTGCCGGACGGTCGGCTTGTCGGCGGCCTGCGATGTCTCGCGCGCGGCGAGCTCGACGAGCCTGACGTCCTTCGCGCCGGCGAGCGTGGCGCCGGCGATGGCAATTTCGACTTCCTTCAGAATCTGGTTCAACGCGCTGCTGGTGCCGCTCGCGGCCTTGACGTGAGCCGTCACCCGCAGCCGCATGCGCCGTTCGAGGACCTGGCTGCTGTCGATCGTAATGCGCTCGGACGGCTCGCCGTCGTCCTCGATCGTGAGCCCGGGCACCTCCGTGTCCGGGTCCAGCGGGCGCTCGGAGGTATCGCGATCGCGGAACACCCGCGCTCCGGTCGTGGCAAGCCCGGTCAACGCCGAAAGCGCGGCGACGGTGATCTGCTCCCGGACGTGATCAGCCATATTTCAATGAACGGTTGGACGATGTTCCGGCTCTTGCGCCTGGATCGCTGGGTCTACCTCCTCCGTCACGTTCGGCGTGTTCACGCAAACGTGAACGTGGATCCTATATCCCTGCTCCCTCGGTGCCAGCCAAGACGCCAGACGGAGTATCTGCATCCCCGCCTGCAACACCCACAGTGCGCACGTAATACGCACGGAAAAACGGATCAAGTTCACTTTTAAGCCCCATCGAGCTGCAGCAGCACAAACGCGCCGTCGCCTTCCGGCTGGCGGTTGCGGATGGTGTAGACCGTGCTGTCGGCAACGCGGGTGAAGGTCTTGCCGACGTCGCCGGCGGCTACGTCAGCGGCCTTCACCAGCGCCACCGGGTTGGTGCCGGCGATGCCGAGCTGCTCGAGGTAGGCCGCATCGAAGATCGCCGTCACCCCGCCCGCCGCCCCGCCCTGCAGCGTGAACGCCTCGCCAAAGTCGGCGAGGAAGACGGAGAGGGATTCGGTGAACATCGCACAAAGATCAGGTCGTGTACTTCGGGTGGTACTTGATGTTGACCGCGACCAGCGACGGGCCGGTGACGATGGTGCCGACGCAGCGCACCCAGCCGCGGATCGCGCTGGCATTCACCGTCCGCTTCTGTATCTGGTTGGCCGCTCCCGCCGCGTAGGCGCCCTCGTTCGCCGTAATTCCGGCAGCGCCGGTGCCGGAGCCGTCGGTCGCGTCTTCGATGGTCCATGTGATCGAACCGGTCATTGCGCCGACCTGGTTGGTAAAGACGATGTCACCTTCGGCCGCACGCGCGTCGATCCACGCACTGGTCGCGGCCGCCGTGTTTGCCGCAGACGCGGGGTCGAGCAGCTTGACGACCGCAGCCGCTTGTCCTTGATTGCCCATCATGTTTGTTCTCCTTTATCGAGTGAGACTGCGCATTCAAAAAAAGCCCCGCCGGAGCAGGGCTTTTGATTTACGCACGGCCCGCATTTAAACGAGCTTTGCCGACTTCGATCCACCGCCCCCGACCGGGGCGGTTTCGGTCTTTTCGTCGACGAACTCCGCCTTGTTTGCGGCCCGTACTTCGATGGCGAGAATCTTTGGAAGCGTGACTTTCGTCCCCACCTTCTGGGGCTCGCCCTTGAAGTAAAACGCGCGCAGCACGCGCACTTCCTGACTCTGCACTTGCATGGTGTTCTCCTGTGAACTGCCGGCGACGAGCGCCGAGCCCGCCGCCGTCAGGGCCATATCGAGGCCTCGGTTTTATTACGTGATGGAAGTCGCGCGAGAGAACGCGAACGGACGGCGCACGCCGACGTCCATCGAGTAGATCGCGCGAACGCCGATGATGCCAGCCTGGAAGTTGGCGTACGGGTTGACCTCGACCTCGAGGACACCCCACTCGCCGACCACGACTTCCTGCCAATCGCCGAAGATCATGCTGGCGGCCGTGAGCTGGTTGGACGACATTGCCGGGATCCCGAACATTGCGCCGTCCCACAGATTGCCAGTCCACAACCGCGTGGTGCCGGTCGTCGGCAGTTCCGGCCTCACCATCAGCAGTCCCGCAACAGCCGGCGTGGTCGCATACCCCGGACGCATTGGCGTCACGTTCGACGATGCGACGTCCGTCTGGAACTCCAGCACACCACCAGCAGCAAGCGACGTGCCAGTCACCGAACCGATGCCGGCCGTGCCGGAAATACCCGTCGGTTGGCCGCCGGCGCCGGAGCCTTCCAGCACCCCGAGGTCGACTGCGACCGATACCACCTGCGCAAGATCGTCGGTCACGATGCCTTCCGCGCCAGGCGACGACTGCAGGAGCAGTTGCCGGCTGATCTCGGTATAGGCGCCAACGTTCTTCGGAGCGAGCGCCATCTGGACGAAGGTCTGCTGGCTCTCGGTGACGGTGCTCGCCTCGTTCGCGAGCCACACCGCCGTGGCCGCCGCGCTTTGCCGCGGGACGGTCACGCTGCCCTGCAGGCCGGACAGGCGTCGCGCACCCATACGGAATGCTACCGAGCGGTTGCGCAGCATCTCGATGAAGCCGATGTTGTCGGTCGACACCAGGAAGCCGCCCGCGCCGGCGGTTGCGACGGTGAGGTCACGACGCCCCATCCCCGCCAGATAATCGCGGACCTGGTGATCAAGCGGCCGTTCGATCACCTCGAACGGCACGTAGAAGCGATGTGCCTCGGCGATTTTCCCGAGTCTCTGGGCGACTGCGCGCGAGCACTCGAGCTCGAACCCGGCCTTTGACCAGTCGTTGTCCTTGCTTGCCGCGGCGACGATCGCTCGCGCCAGGCTGAAGCGCTGCGTCTCGCCGGCCGTCAGCCCGAGTCGGCTTGCTGGCTGCGGGTTGGTCTTGCCGCGCTCCTCCAGGATCTTCAGGATGTCGTTCGACACCTGCTCGAGCGAATAGCCCTGACGAATCCAGACATCACGGATGTTATCCGTGATCTTGTTCGCCTGGGCGTAGTTGTTGATCGCCCGGACACGCGACTGCTCGATATCCAGCGCGGAACGCTGTTGCAATTTCTCCTGTGCCTCACGCTCGGCCCTTTCGCGGACTTCGCGCTCTTCCTTCTCTTTCAGTTTCTTGGCGGCTTCCGCTTCGACCGCCAGTTCAGCTTCGGTCTTCATACTGTTCTCCTTCTGTTTAGCGGCGGTTGCCGCGGATTGACGTACCTCAGTTGCTTCGACTTCCGGAACAATGAATTCGCCGTCAGGCGATGAATCCAAAGACCGAAAAAATCCGGTATTGATATCTCCCGGCTCCGCCACCAGTGCAGCATGAAACGGAGTCCACTTCGTCGTGATCAACACTCCATCCGCTCGAATGAATGCTTTGTCTCGTTTGTATCCAGCGCTGATCGACCGAATAATTCGGTTTCTCACGTCTTGTTCGTATTCGCGCGCTTCCTCTCTTGCTCCGAATCGAGCTCTGCCTTCCAACTTCCCACCCGCCACTCGCAGATCACCAATCACTCCGACATTGACCTGGCCTATCTTGTGGGTCGCTATGATCGGAATGGGCGCCCTGCTGAGATTGACTGCCTCCGGTGTGTGTAGAAGGATCTCCGGACCATCCGGCATTTCCACAACCGTGTCTGTGGAGATGACGACGGGTATATCGCCATCGGCAGATCGCTCTCCGATCTGAAATTCAAACGTTCGAGACTGAATACTCGATCTCTTATCCATATCACTCTCCAAAATTAAACGAGCCGCAATTGCGGCTCGTTGTTTCGGGTTTTGTCTTCGTCGTCCTTGTCGGGCGGGTCGTCGCCTGCCTTCGGCGGCGTGGTGACCTGCGCGGGTTTCTCCTCAGCTATGTAGACGTCGGGAGAAGTGGCGAACACCAGGCCGTACTTCTTCATAAGTTTCAATTCGCGGGCGCGCGTCCGCATCACGTCTTCGATGTCCTGGCCACCGCCGGTCTGGGCAATGACGTCAGTGTTCGTGGTAAATCCGTCTTTAACCGCCTTGCTGAAGGATTCTTCTTCCTTGGAAGGATCGACCCAGCTCCAGCCGCGCGGCTTGAACAGCACCGCCTCGAATTTTTTCCGGTTGGTTCCATATTCCTCGTGGCCGATAGATGCCACGGCTCGTGAAAACACCGCCTGTTGCAGCCATTCTTTATGCAGCGGCAAGCGGAAATTCCGCAGAAACCACTGCTGCAGCATGCGCCACAGATCTCGATCATCGAGCAGCGCCAGGCGGCTCGATGAGTAGTTGGATTGTGAATAGTCGCGCGACAGACTTTCGTAGCTGACGCCGGTGCCGGCGGCGACCTCGCGCAGCATGTAGCGCATGAACGGATCGAGTGCGGTGTTGGGGCGGCTCGG